ACGGGCTACCTCGTCGGGCAGGTACGTGGTACTGAGTCTCTCAGTGATGGCCTCAATCTCTTTGTCGAAGAAACGCAGGTTAGCGGCCTGATCTTTGGACAGGTTGGCGGCGGCGCGGCCAGTACCGTGAGAATCTGCCATCGTAATCACGACGCGGCCCAGACCATCTTGATCCTTTTCAAGAGGTTTGATCGCCTTATTCACTAGGTGCATGTACTCGGTGTAAAGGCGGCGCTCGTCGTTTGATGCCTGCATGTAGACGCTGTGAGCAAAGCGGTTAGCGTTTTTCATCTCGTTCCGTTCAAGGAACGTGGCACCAAAGCGCGTCTGATTTTTTTCCACACGTGACGCGATAAGCTCAGCGCGCTTGCCGCGCAACTTGGACATTGCTTCCTCAGCCGCTTCAACACGTTTGACATTGGCCGGAGTCATGGTGTGACTCAGATCCTTCTTCAGCGTGTCGATAAGTGCCTGCTGCTTTTCTAATATAGGCAGGAACTCGCGGTTGGCTTCCTCAGCGATCTTCGTTTCTCGCAGTCGCAGCAGCTGATCTTCGCGGGAACCTGTGACTGCCGTAAGGTTGCCGCTGCCGCCAACCGAATGTGTGAACGTCGGCATCTTGCCGAGGATTGGCTTCATCAGCTTGGAGTCGTAGCGGATCTTCAGCAGCGAACCTACCTTGTTACCAAAAGGGGTCAGGAGGCGCAGTTCAAATCCCGGGGAAGTGATGTTACGTGTTGCCCAGCGAGCAGACTCGATGACGCTCTCGCCCGTGTGCGCGGAAGGCGCGTAAATCTGGCGGCTGCCCTCCTTGCCGTTGTCGATACCAAGACCAGCGGCCTCACGAGCATCGCGTTCAGGAAATACCTTCTCATCCATGATGGCGTGCTGGCGAGAAATGATGCCCTCAGTGCCGCCGTCACGAATCCTTCTGGCTTCGTCTGCCGCCTGTTCAAACTTCTTAGGCGCTACCATTTCTTTAGCGCGACGCACAGCGCCGACCTTGCCGGAAATCTCACGCGCCACCAGCTTGTCAGCAGCAGTCTTGCCGAGGTCGCTGATGTCCAGCTTGTTATCCGCCGCGATCTTTTCCAGATGCGCTTGGAGAGGTTTGAAGTCGCGCTGCTGCCTAGCGAGCTTGGCCATCTGACCCAGACGTTTGGCGTCGTAGCCAATCTTAGCCGCGTCAATACGCGCAGAGATTTGCGCGGCTTTCTCCGCGCCTTTCAGCGAAAGGGATATTTCACCCACACCCAAGTACATGAGGGGGTCAAGCGCGAGATCGAGAACGATGCCGAGCTTCTTGGTACCGAACACCTCTTGGGAAATATCCTCACCGTGGACGTTGTCTTTGTCGTCGTACGGCTTGACCAGCGCCTCAATCGGATTGTTGGATCCCTTGAACGCGTCGTCTGAAAGGACGTTGCCGCCAGTGCCAATGTCGTACACCTTCAGGAGCCGCGCCTGAAACGAGAGGCTGGCCATCAGGGGCCGGGAAATAACGTCGAACGTAGCGCCGACTGCCCCCCGGGTACTGAGGTCAATGCCGAACTGGGACTTGATGATCTGCTGGTTTGACCCCGGGGTGTCGGCACCACCAGCCTTGTCGATGAAATCGGCGGCGTCTCCAAGGGCACTAACCACTTCGTCAATGCCATTGAAAAATCCCGCCTTGGGTTTCGGCGGGGTCCACTCGCCGTCCTTGATCTTCTTCTCGCGAGCTTCAACTTTGTCGTACTTGTCCTTGATCACGCTGTTCGCGACGGTAGGGACCGAAACCTTTTTCTCCTTGTCAACTACCAGCCACTTGTCGATGAACTGGTTGGTCGCGTGAATCTGGCGCGCGGCGGCGTTGTTCCGCTTTGCGTAGTCAGCGTCAAGGGTCGGGCCAACCGGAGCGGCGGCGGAAGCAATGATCTTCTTCATGCGCCTCGTGTAACCCGCGAGGTCGGCGTTGTACTTCTGCTGAATCTTCGGGTTGCCTTTCAGCGCCTTCGGATTCTGGAACACGGGGGCACCGTTGCCATCCATCTTCGGGATCTTCTGCGTAATGACCTTGGTGTTGGCCTTGTTGATCCGGTAGAGAGACTCAGCCACGAAATCCGCCGCCACCTTGTTGCGGTCTTTCTGCGCCTTGTCGTCTTTTGCCTCCACCACTTTGTCGGCGCGTTCAGCCGCGCGGCGACGCTCTTTGTCCTCAAAGGTGTTTTCAAGTCCGAACGGTTCGCTCCGCAGGCGGTCGTACGTTGACGTTTCGCCAGAACGCTCCGACGAAAAGACGCTGGACGGTTTCTTTTCGCGCGCGGGGGCGGGAACGTACCCGCTACCCGTGGCAACGTAGCCCGGGGATCCGGTGCTGGCTACAACAGCTTTGTCGTATGACTCTGGCGACTTGGCGGCATCACGGCCTACACCCGCCTGCGCCTGCTGCTTCTGTGTCGATAGTTCTCCCGGTGTTCTGCCGAGATACGGTTTCTTTTTCTTAGCCACGGGTTAGCCCCCGTGAGCGTCGCCGGGGCCACCACGATGCGGTCGCTTTACCTTGGTCCCGTTTACGTGTTTTACGTATGCGCCCACACCGCGAAGAGTACTCTTTGACGCGGGACTCAGCTTGCCGTCCTTCATAAAGTCGAAGATGATGGGCACGAGATACGGTGACGCCAATTCCGACCCGACGATCTGTGCGCGCAGCCCCTCCAAGTCATTCGTCTTCCACATCCTGTGGAGTGCCCCGGTTCCCTGAACGCTGCTGATCACCGTGGAAATGGAGGCATTGATTTCACGCGTGGTCTTCTTACGCGCGCGTACGTCGGTCATGTCGGATTCCTTGCCGCCCTTGCCGCCGCTGCCTGCGGCGTTGATCTGAGCCGCGAGCCTCTTGGCCTCGTTGTTCAGCGCAGCAATACGCTCATCTGAAGCGTTGTTCGCCATAGCGATTTTGAGGTCATTCGACGCCTTGAAGTATTCCAGTTTGAGTCCAGCTTTCTCCAAGCCGAGCTTGCGGTTTTGGACCTTGATGTCCGACCGCTTGACCGCCTTGTCGAGTTCGCGATCCTGAAGCTTGTCTTTCGCGGATACGAACAGCGCGCGCTGTTCGTCTTCCAGCTTCATGCGCGCGTCCTTCAGGTCGCGACTTGCGGAAGCGTACTCGGATTCGGACTGCGCGTTCATACCGGCAAGCTGCGCCATGACGTTCTGACTCATAGCCGCCGTCATAGCCTCGTTGTTCATGTTGACCGTGGCCAAATCGTTTGCCTGCTTCTCGGAAACGCGTGCTTCGTGAGCAGCCCGAGCGTCGGTCTGAAGACTGTATGAATCTGCGGCATTGGAGTAGGAGGTGGACTGCGCCTTGGCCTGATCCAGATTTGTGTTTTCTTGGGCCATCAGAGCAGTGGCGCGCATCTGCTCGCGTTCCTGCTGCGCCTGCTGAAGAGCCACACCCGCTGCCTGACCCTGAAGTTCAAACTGCGCGGAGCGCTCGTCCAGCCAAGAGCGATACTTCTCGCCATCAGCGCGGCGTTTCTCCTGCTGCGCGTTCAGGCGCTGCTCTTCGTTCTTCAGTTGTGTTCGTCCCGGCTTGAAAGAAGACACCGCAGTCTGCTTGGCCTGACGGCGAATCTGGTTGGGTGTCAGCGCCTTCAGGGGCTTTACAGGTTTGCGCCCGTACGGACGCTCGCCGTTGCCCTTGTTGTTGCCGCCCTTGTTCGACGTCTTGTACTGCTTGGCCGAGCTTGTCTTGGTCTTACCACTGAAGGCACCTTTGCCCAACTTGCCGGTTTTACCCGCACCGGCTTTCTTTGTTTCGGCCATTATTTCTTTCCATTCTTGGCGGCAATGTTCTTTACCGCTGCGGCAGGCAGGGGTTTACTAAACGCTTTACTTGCGAGAGGCTTCGGCTTCGGTTTGCCCGATGGGGGAGTAGCGCCGCCCAAGTGGTTTTTGCCAGTAACTGTGGTTACACGATCAATCGGCTTGGGCTTGTACGTGGGCAACGTAAAGCCCTTCATCTTTTCGGCGTACTTATCCTTGATGCCTTGCGGCAGACCCGTGGCCGGGTCGATCTTCGCGTAGGCGTCGTCCTTGACTTTCTGTTCACCGAACGCCGCCATGATTTCGTCGTACGTCCACGGCGTACCTGTGGCTGGATTGCTGTTGCCCGTACCTTCGGCGTCCGACAGTATCCTCGCGTTCTTCATTCGCTGCGGATCGTAAGCTAGATCGAACATATCCCACTGCCCGAGAAGCTGAAGGCGTGTCACATCGTTTTGCCCTTTCACGAAATTGAGCCGCGCGTCAATCGTGTTGGTGGAGTCGTTGACTGAAGCGTCAATGTCAGTGAGCGCGGTGTCCCGAATAGACGAGTTAGCGATTCCCCGTCCAGCGGCCCCCCACGCTGCTCTGTCCTTGCTTTTGATGGCGTTCTGCTTGATGGACGTCTTCGCCAACTCGTTGTCGTAACCCTGCTGATCTTCCGCAGACGTCAGAGCCAGCAGCTGGTTATCGGTAGCGCCTCTCTGCTGAAGCCAATTTAGCGTGTCCTCATACCCGAGCGACCCGTTGATGGTGTTCGGTGTAGCCGAAGATTTCGACAGGCTGGCCATAGCTTGAACCAACGCGCGTTTTGCGTCAGGGTTAGTAGCAGCCAGCCACGCATCGCGTAGCTGCTTCATCGAATCGCGCGCGTCCTGTATGGCAGCCATTACACAGTCCTCCCAAGCAGGTTGATCGAGCCATTGATTTCAGCCAAGTACTTCTGCCTGCGCTGTTCGTGGATCTTGTACGCGAGGCGCGCCTGTGAGGACACCATGTCCTGCTTCTGGCGAGGCTTCGGCCTACCCTTCGGCTTAGCGTCCTTGCCGCCTTTCAAAGCGATGCCCACGTTAGTCATGCGGCGAGCGTCCATGAACGGACGTTTATCTTCAGCGAGGGTCAGAGGCATAGCAGAATTGTACGGGTTACGGGGTTCACCGTGGGTTACTCAGTCTAAGTGGGGCGTTCCACCGTTGGTCTGTTATCTGGTACTCGACGGCTCCCCCGCGTATTTCGGCCCTCACGGGAGGTGTAGCCATACCTACTGGTGACCCAGTGTATTTGACTACGAAGAAAATATCCTCTGCCTCGGCGTAAAAATCTACTACATCGCGTCGGCCATTCCAATAGCTAGAAACCCCGTATCCGCCCGGACTCCACGGAGCCGTGGCAGCCTGCGACTTTATCTTACGATTGAACATTTGCGCAGACGCCGCCGCAAAGTCCGGTTCACTAGAAGACTGAGCAAACCATTCCCAAACATCAAACGCTGCGGCACTGTCATAACCGTAGTTGAATGCCACAGCTTTGGTGTCCAAAAAAGCCCTGTGAAATTGCGCTATGTACGTCTGCTGACCGGGGCGGATTGGTTTGTAGTAGGCCACCGCGTCAACTCTGGGAATATCCACATTGGCGGTTACTAAGTGGTTTGCCGTAGCTTCAATTAGTCGGCACGTGTAGGTCACATCCCTTTCAGCGAACCACAAACCGTCGCGCAAATAAAGTGCCCTGTACCCGTACCCAGCACCCGTAAATACTGTCCAGTTGCGCGTGGGTCTATGTAGGAGAAAAGATATTGATGGGCGATATGTCGACAGATTTTCCATGCGAAACTCTATGTAATTCTGGGATACAAGACCCGCTGTACAGCGATTCGCGTAAAAGGGATTTACTTGAAGATCGTCAAAAACAGACCCTATAGTTTCAGACACGCTGGTAACCGTGGTCCCGTCGAAAAACTCAATGCCTCGCGTGGATCGAAAGTACACGCCGCCGTCAGCTTCAACGAGGCTGTCCCGATCCCAAAGTCCGATGTCGCTGGTCACGTTACGCAACGTGAAACTGTCCGGGCCGGATCCGTAGAGAACCCAGATCGACTTCTCCTTGAAGATCACGAGGTTCTGGTTGATCCGCACAATAGCTTTGCCGTTGTCAAGGCCAGGAATCTCGATGCGGTTGATACGCCCCGATGTGTCTCGCCAGTCAGTGTCCGTTCCAGTCAGGGGGCCACCATCAGCGTTCAAGTCTTTCCCCATGAAGAACAAACAGCTTGAAGTCCACGCTTCGCTGGTTACCGCTGGGGGGTACCCGCCAAGAACAAACACGCGATTTAGGTGCGTCTCTACATCTACCCCGCAGCTAGGTGCTTGCGTTATCCCGTACGTGGTAAGCACCGCATTAGAAAGAGCCATCAAGCGCCGCTTCCACTGACGAGGACCATTCAGTACGGGAGCATCTTGTGTGGATTCAAACGCGGCGTTGTGATACTCAAACAGGTACGTAGATCGGTTTACATTGGCCCCGCGACCGTACACCGCTGCTATGAGGGTCGTGTTTCCGTATGCCACCTGTGTTGCGCCTCGGTCTAAATCTGAGTTAGCCGCTGCCGTTTTATACGGTATTTCGTCGGGCCGGATCTTATTGATGGCCAGAGCGTTAGCGCGAGTGATGTACGGAGTACCAGACACAGGGTCTTTGAAGAAACTCATGGGGTCTTTCAGCTTGTGCCCAGAGGTTTCTATGTACTGCGTTTGCGCAGGACCGCGCACCGGAAGCCTTCCGTAATTACCGACAAGAAAGTTCTCCATCCACGGGGCACGCGTAGAGGACATGCCGTCGGGCGTGGACACTAGGTCTATTCCGTCATGAGGCGGCGGTACATTAACTGATTTGAGAGTTGAACCGGCCATCAGATTAGGAAGTCCACATCTGTGTATTGCTCGTGAACCCCGGTAGATACAGCGTGCTGCGCGTTCTGTCGCTGTTCAATTCCGATCTCGGCCATGTACTCACCCATGAGGACCGAGGCTTCCGCCCGAGCCATCTGCTGAGCTTCTGAGTCACGCTGGCGAAAAGCCATTAGCCCTATGGCATTCCACACGAGAATGCCCGTGAACTGGTCCGGTGTCCCAAGGTCCGTGACGGCAGGATCAGCGGCGGCAGAAGGCAAGGTGCCTTTAGCGTTGTAGTCGATATACACGGTGCCCGGGTAGCCCACAGTAGGCGTCGGGTAAAACAGAAGGCTGCCGCCACGAACCGTGTACACGGTGGGCACTCCGGTAGCAACGCCGCCATCGGTTGCGTCGCGAAACTCTTGGTATGGCAGAAACTTAGGATCCCGGTAATCCTTGAACCGTAGGCCGTCAAAGTACCGCATGGGGCTAGAGAGTCCCGCCAATGAGTACGAGGCGACTGCCCCGAGGACAATAGTGTCGGTCCTGTCCATGAAGGACCAACGCCGCAGCGACATGACGCGGTCCCACGCGCGATCCAGAAATCTCAGTTGCGTGGACGCAGTGTCAGTTCCGTAACCCTGCGACTGAAGCTGAGCGAGAAGATCATTTACTACGGTCACGATCCTTCGGTCCTCTCTTGGGATAGCTGGTGGTTACGGTGCCTGAACCGAAACCGTCTTTCAAAAGCTGGCGGCGCATTGGGTCACCGAAGTTCTCGTAGAACTTATCGCTGGCTTCCTCTTCCATCGCGATCTTGGATTCCAGTTCATCCTTCTCGGCCATCTTCAGCCGGACTTCAAACGGAATCTTCACGATCCTGTCGAGCTTGTCGATCACACGCTGATCAAGTTCGTCCACTGAGAACAAAGTCCAATCAGTGCCTTCAAGATCGCGCTCGTTGACTATGTACCGCTGCTCGCCGTCCCGAGCAATTCGGATCACGAACACGCGAGGGTGTTCTTTTTTCAGACGCTCGCAGATTTGGTAGACATCGCTCTCCACTACCTCAGCTTTGACGCCGTCTGCGAACTTCAGATTAGTTGGGGTTCCTGCTACTAAAAGTGTCATGGTCCCTCATTATGAAGAAACCCCGCCGCCTCGTGTGGACGGCGGCGGGGTCGGTATCCCGGGCGGGGAACTTTTACTGGCTTATCGGACGTCGTCCGTGAGGCCAGTCAGCTTGAAGTGAGCGCCACGGTGCGTGGTCCCAAGCTGGCAGTACTTGAACAGAACGGCGAGGTAGCGGTCGCGGTTGGTGTCCCACTTCAGCACCTTGCCATCTTCTTCCAGCCACTCCCAATCGCTCATCTGTGCCCAGAAGAGACGGTTGAGGGCGAGTCCGTACAGGGTTCCCGGTCGGCACTGATCATCAGTGAAGATCGGGTTCTCATCGAACGTGACGACGGAGTACCCACCATGCAGGGTCATGTTCCCCGCATCGTTGTAGTTCCGTGTGCCGGACTGAAGCAGCGTGGCGAATCGGGAACGGATACCTCGCGTGGTGATCATCGCGAAGTCCAGACCCTTATCGACATCCAGCCCCTGTTCGAAGCCAATGGCATCCTTGGCATCGCGGAGATTCTGCTCCGAGAGTGCGCCACCGACGTTGGTTACGACCGACTTCCAGAACGAGTAGGTCGCGGGGTTCAGCCCGTGAAGCGATCCAGTGGCAGACACGATTGAATCGAGTCCCTGAATCTCCTTGTTCTGAGAGTTGTTCGGAACCGAGATGGTGGAACTTGCCGAAGACCTCACGAGGAAATGCGTGGTCGCCGTGGTAGCGGCAGCCAGTCCCGGTGAGATCGTCAGGGTCCGTGTGGACCTCGCGATACCTGTGACCTTGTGAGCCGGGGAGATCACGGTACCCGATGCGTTGACGACGTCGAAGACTTCGCCTCCGTAGAAGTTGACCGTGGTATCCACGACAAGCGCGGTAGCGGCACCCGCAGCGTTAGCAGTGGTAACCGCAATCGTTCCCGATCCGTCACCGTGGGCAGCGCGGTTCACGTCGAGCTTCAGGGCGAGGATGGTGTCTTCCATCTCTGCCTTGAACGCCTGCTTGAAAGCGCCTTCGTTGGTTTCGGACGCCTTGATCAGCTGTCCGGTGATGTTGAACGCGGCGTACGCGTACCGCATCGGCTCCTGCATGTAGGTGTAGGTCGAGCGACCCGGGACCGGCAGGAGTTCGTTTTCCGAGCGGAAGCCGACAGCGTTGTTGCGCTCAGCCTTGATCGGAATGCGGAAGTCGTTGCCGACGAAGTCGATGCCTTCAGCCTGCGGGAGAATCCCCTTGAAGTCAGTCGGGTTTGCTTCGGGGTCACCGAACAGAAGCGGCTTGCCCTTCGGAATGTTGTCGCGGATCGGACCAATTAGCTTGGTCTTCATCGCGGCGGAAAAGCTTGCTGTATCAGCCATGATTTTCTCCTAGTGGAATTGAATGGTGTGCTACTTCAATCCGACTGGCCTTGGCTTTGGGCTGTACCGCTGCGGTTTACTGCTAAGTCTTGTGTGGCTGGACCTTGGCTAAGGGCTGTGTCCTTGTGCGAGAGCATACATGAAAAAGCCCCCGGTGGGAACGACTCCACCGGGGGCTGTGACACGCAGGAGCAACGTGAGGGAGTTTAGCTGCCCACGGAAGGGGGCGGCGTACTCGTGAACATGTCGTCTATGGCGCTGTTGATATCGCCGCCACGACTAGGTTCCTGTGGCGGTGTGATGCCGCCACCCGGGGCCGTACCCGAACCGATGGTCGGAGGCGGGGCCGGAGTCTCCGGGGTTAGCGAAAGACTACCGGGTGCCGGAATGTTCAGGCCGAACGTCTGCTTGGCATCATCTACCCACGCCACGTACATCTCCTTCGCTTGTTCCAGATTGCCTTCAGCCATCACGAGCATGTGTTCAAACTGAGGTTTGCGGTAGATAACCGGGCCACCTTCGCGCTCGGGATCGGAGAGTTCTTTCTCCACTCCACTGAGTAGCTCGTTGTACTGCGTCAACTCTTTCGACCGGATACCTTCCTCGATGAACCCACGCTGTTCAGCCGTGAGGCCGTCGTCCGGTTCGACATCGTCAGGCACGTCAGGCATGTCCGGCTCGGGGAGTTCTTCCCCGTTCGCGAGAGCAATGATCTGCTCAGCCAATTCAGGTCGGTCACTGTGGATCTCTCGTGTGACCTGCGCGAACGTGTTGTGGGGATCCTTGTGGAACTCTTCCCACAACCTTGTGGCTTCGCGGTTGGGCTTTGACGCCGTCTCCAACTTTTCCACGTACGGCTGTACCGTCTCGCGCATGTACTGATCGACGGAACTGAATGTTTCAGGGTCTTGAAAGCGAGCTTTCAGATCCTCTGTCCATGGACCGGGGCCGGGTTCGATACTGTCAGGCGCTTCGTCAATATCGACTGCCGGTTCAACTACTTCTTCCTCGCCCGGGATTACCTCATCGTCCATGATTTACGCGCCCATCGAATCGGCTACCGCGCCGACAGGGTTCGAGTCTGGGGCACCTGTCGGTTCAGGCCCACCCATCTCATCGGGGTTGCCTGCTGCGGGGTCAGGAGCTCCGACTGCCTTGACAATCTCGCGGAGGACGTCAGCCATCTGGGAGACTCCCTTCACAGTGTCAGGTGGAGCGCCTGCTGCGCCAAGCTGAGTCGCCAGTTTCTCAACTGCGGCTTCAGCGGATACCGCTGTTTCGTGTACTGGATTGTCACCCATGATGGGAAGACCTTTCTGTTGGGAGGATCAATTTGACCAAACGCGAATGACGCCGGAAGCAGACTCCGCGATGAACAGAGCGGCTTCGGCTTCGCCTTCAGAGAGTTCCAACGTAACCTGTCCGTCAGCGAAGACGTGCCAACCAGTAGTGGTGGTCGGAGCAACGCCGTCTGTGCGCATACGCAGGTCCACATTCGTCTGAATGCGGCACCTACGCCCAGTGGTGGGAACCGGGATAGCCACGGCAATGCCAGTGGTAACGGCAGTTTCTGAATAATTGTCGTACGCGCTCATAAGTCTCCTATTGGGCTGGGGGCATTCCTGCTATTGGTGAAGCTGCCGCCTGATCCTCGGCGGGTGCTGACGGGTCTTCAGCAGTGGCAGGGTCTGGCATTGTGCCACCACCGGGGGGTGCTGCCCCCACTCCCTGCGCAAGAGCCGCCTCTTCCATGTCCTTCTTCATCTTCGCGAGTCGAAGGTCTTGGTGGTTCTGAACGTGGAACTCAAACTTCTGCTGAGCTTCCACCGTAAGGGTGTCGAACTCAGAGGTCTTGCGGAAATCATTGTGTTCGCGAATGTGGATGTCATGCTCGTCCCACGAGTTCGGGGTGAGGGCCACGCCGTTCTTCTCAGCATCAGTGAGTTCGCTTTTGCCGAGCATCTTCTTGATCGTTTCAGGATCGTCCAGCGACATGACCAAGTTCTCGTTTCGCGCAAGGCGCACATCGTTAGCCTTGCCGGGGCTTGAACGTCCAACCGGAATGTCCATAAGGTCGGCCATGACGTCAGGGTCCGTGATGATCTGGTTCTGCCAGAGCAGGATAGCGAGGTCTTGTTTCGCCGCTCGTGTGGTAGCGAGTCCCGAAGTCTGTCCAACGCGAACTGAGATACCGGGGCGTAGATGTTCCTTCTTGAACCGCTTGACTTCCGGCAGACCTTCACGCGAGTAGGTCTGAACAATCTGCTCGTCTTCTCCGAACTGGCTTAGCAGCATGAGCGCCATGTAGCCGCCCTGTGAAATGGCTGAGCCAATGGTGCGCTGAAGTTCCGCGAGGCCCGAGTCGTCGGCCTGCTTCAGCATCTCGATAGCGCGAGCAGCTTCAACCCGCCCGGGTACCTGCCCTCGCGAAGTTTCGTGTTGACCCGACACATCGTCCATCTCAGATTTGATCCAGTCGCCGTCTGAGTTCTCAGGAAACACAGTCGGCTGAATCAGTGACGGCTGGTATGTGCCGCCGCTGGAATTGCCGCGAAGAATCTGATTGTAAGAATCGTCCGGTGGCGCTTCCAGTTCAAGTTCGGTAGGAATCCACCATTTCGGATTGGAGAACATCTGCCTGACGGCAATCCTTTGAGCGTGGTACTTGTTCAACTCCATCTGCGGAGCGCGCAAGAACTTGACCGGGCACGTGTAATGCGGTGATCCCGGTCGCGGGATGGAACCAATCTGAGTGAACGGCAGCTTGCCATGGAGGTACGGGTACTCCTCTTCGTGAAGAATGGTGTTGCCTGCCCAGATACACAGCTTGCCATTCGGCCAGCGATGATCAACACCGGGCCGTAGCCACAGTTCGTTCACGAGTACGCCTTCAAGAACCGGGGCGACACCCATGTCCCTAAGAACCGCAGACTTCATGATGTCGGCACGTGACCGCGCGGTGGGCTGGATCTTGTTGTCGCCAAATTGAGTTCGCGCCTGATCGACGTCGATGAACTGCTCGTGTATGGCGTACCGGGAATACTTGAACTTCTTGGCGTACGGGTCGCCGTAGACCTCAGTGCCAGAACAGGCCATTATGTCGGGGCGTTTCTCGGCGGCGTTCCACGACCATTTAAGGTAGCCCTCGCCACCGGCAAGCGCCCAAAGAACAGCGTCGGCCAGTTCCCCATCAAGGTCGGCCACCTGTGGTTCACCCAACCAGTTCAGGTAGTTGAGTGCCACGCTCGCAATAGACAAGTCCTGCGGATCATCGCTCGCGGGAAGCACGTCAATGGTGGGCCGTGACTCCAAAGCAGACGCCCTCTGCTTCATCACGTAATGCGTGATCTTGTTCACTACCGGGCGCGGGGCGTTCTCGCCACCGCTCAATGACGGCGCGGTCATGACGGCGTTCTGATCCCCGTTCCAAACCGAGTACTGCTGGTCGAGGAAAAACGCAATGTTCAGGAGAAAATCCTTATCGAAAGGCATACGGGCATCGGCTGCCAGCTTCTTCAGCTTGTCGTACTCCTGAACGGCGTTGGCCATTAGAGGCTCGGTACTTTCACGGAGCGTTCCTCAACGTGTTCCTCGACGGTCTGGGTTTTGGCCTCGGGGCCAGAAGGAATCACGGTACCGATACCTGCCGGAATCGCTTTCATCTCTTCGGCCAGCGGCAACCAGTTCTCGTCAATGACCTTTTGAACCACGTCGATCTGCTCGGGCATGACCTGCCCACGAGGGTTGTCTCCCAGATAGCCGACTGTCTGAATCTCAGCTACGTTTTCCATTTCAACCAGTGCCTGCGAAATACAGTTTCGGCAGGCTACCGGGAATGGCGAATGGCGGTCAAGAAGATCGTCACCTTGGAAGACCACGAACGGGGGTAGGCAATCCTTGGTTTCTCGTGGTGAACAGAGACACCCCTTCCCGCCCGTGGAGTCATTCGGATTCGTCTTCGAAATAATGAAGTTCTCCATGGGCGGTGACTTTACACCACAACGCCCTGCCCCATCTGCGCGCGCCTCTTTCGATCCGTGTCAACCTTCTTGCGGATCATGTCGTGAACGTCAGAGTCCACGTTCCTTTTAGGCTTGTTCGCCTTTGACATGGGGGGAACCCAAATGCTCGCTAGGTACTGGCTGGTGTCCACGAGGTGATCGTTGTACTTCACAGGTTTCTCGCTGGCTTCAGCCTTCTTCATCTTCTGCTGCGGCGTAAGTTCAGCCCACTTGTAATCCTTGATCGCCTCGTACGTGAGGGGGCAGTTCTTGCTCAGCTTGAACCTGCCTTGCGAGATCATCGCGCCAAGCGCCGGGATCCTGTCGCCGTACGACTTCGGCCCCATGTCAAAATGGTATCCCTGTCTAGAGTACTGAGTGTCGAGTCCCATGTTGTTTCCCCGATCCTTAGTGGCGATTGAAGGGTCAGCAATCCTCCGGCGCACGTTCGGTGCGTAAAGAGCTTCGATCTTTCGCCACTCTTCCACATGCTGGTGAACCTGCCGATGGGGCTGCTCGTATTCAGCCACGCCAATCAGTCGGCGCTCCGGCGTCACGTACACCCACAGCCCAGCGGTCGGGCTGCGAGTGCCCGGATCCATTCCCATCCAATACACGTTGTCGCGGTCCACTTTCGGCGGATCCACCACGTGAGTATCCCAGCCCCAATCCTCGTAAATCTGGCCAGCGAAATCGTCAAACTGGCAAAGCACGTAGCGCCGTATCCATGGGTCGGGGTATTCCAAAAGCGAGGCGATGAAGTCGGGCGGCAGGTACGGATTATCGAAAGACGTTGACCGCCAAAACTCTGAGTCACGCGCCCCCTCTTTCACGAACTTCCGCCACAGCCAGTTGTGACCACCGGGGTTGCTGGCCGTCCATACACCACGACGTCGAATCTTTCCGGCACCGAGCGCCTTGCCTTCAGCGGTCGGGTGAACCTGACGAACGCGGGACTTCATGCCCATGTACGTTTCCTCGTCAAACTCGTCAGCCTCGTCGAAGAAGATGAACCCAAGGTTCATGGACCGCAGCTTGTTCCAATCGTCAATCGACCGGAACAACACGTGGCTGCCATTCGGAAAGATGAACCTTTCCGTGTGACCGCCAGTCCTACGGGTGGTTCCAGCCGCCGCAAGCTCCGGTGGCAACATCGCGAAAAACTCTTTTTCAGTCGTGTCGCGAAGCTCCGCGACCGTCTTACGACTGACCAGTCCTTCGATCCCCGGCTGCTCCAAACACCACGCGATAACTTCCGCGATCCCACCGAAGGTCTTGCCAGAACCGAATGCCCCGAACAACGCACGCTCGTACGCGAGACTCTGGTGAAACCCCGCGTGGACCGGGAGCGGCTGATAGTCGAAGTTGATTGTCTGCGTCATGATTACGAGGTTCGTTCAAGGAGTGCCTGCTGTTCGGCCTGCGCTGAATTGAAACAGTCAACACACCGCTCGGATCCACTCACGAAATCCTTCGCCGGGAGTTCCCTTTCGCAGTTGTCGCAGACGGCGTCGCCGGTGGCTTCAATCGCTTCGATGGCTTCGGCAACGTGGACCTCGGGCACATCGGGGCGGGGTAGCGCGAAATTGACAACGAGTCCTCCTTGCGAATCATCGTCTTCCTTTTTCACAAGGGCCGGGTGGCCCACCGTGTACTGAAGAACCAACTTACACGCGGTCTGCCTGATGCGCGAATCGGGTGAAGTCAGGTCGTCTTCCAGCGCAGCGATAGCCGCTGGGGAAAGATTGATCAGCCGCTGGATTGAACGCAGCGTGTCCTCGTTCAAAGCCTCGCGAACCATGGGCCGGAGTTCCTGTTCCACTACGCCATGAAGCGCGTCGTCCAGTTGTCCATTGACCCTCGCGACAATCTCCGGCGAAGGATTCGAACTAGCCAGAATCCGCCGACGCCGTACCGCCCCAAGCCGGATAGCTCGGGCGGTACGGTGGGCGGGGCCGCACGTCTTGGCGTTGTTTCTGCGGTGGGAAATGTTAGCCCCACATTCAGAGCAGAACCTCGCGCCTGCGTTTACGGCGATAGACACTGG